TCATTCCTTGTTTAGGCATGTTTTTTCACCTCCTTTTACTTTGTCGGGCGGGCTTTTAAGATGCCGTATAGAATTGTTTGTAAGGGCAGGCGGGTTTTTGTTTTGGAGGTATAGGTTTCTGAGGACGATTAGTTTGGCTGTGTGGAAGTGTCCGCTTTCTGTGAGTTCTTTGTGGGTTGCTGTTATGCCTTTAAAGTCTGCGCCCATGGTTCGGGCTTGTTCTTCTTGATAGAGTTGTTGGGCTTTCTCCCAGATTAGGGCTCTGACTGTGGGCCAGAATTTACCGGGGCTTTGGGTCTGTGATTTGGACAATTTCTTCACACCGCATGGTTTCTATTTTGTTTTCGACTTTGCTGTCTGGGATGGGAATGTCTATGATGTAGTCGGCGATTTTTCGGGCTTCATCTGGGTCTTTGGCATTGACTATAAGGATTATTTCTACCAGATACTTGGGCATTTTTCTCACATCAAGAGAAGCTTAGCCAGTCTTTCTAAAAATTGATTAGAATCGCCTCTGCGTGAAAACATGAGGCTGGTAGATAGCGGATTTCACGTAAAAAGGCAGACCTAACGCGTTTTTGATGTGAATTTGCAGAATTTTCGGATTGGGTTTACACCTTTCTGCTTGAATAAAAGCATGGTTTTCGCTGCGCAATTTTCCTATGGTTTGAGAAGCATCGTGAAGGCTTAAAACCCGTTAGAGAGCATTTTCACGCTGTTTTGCCCTTCAAGGTTTTAGAGAAGATTGTTGACAAGCCTCTGCGGATTCGCGGCATAGCCATAACCGCTGGCATGAGCAGAAACTTCAATCTCTATACGCCAGAAGAGCTGCAGAGTTTCGCCAACAAACTTGTTTCCGCTCCCATCTACGTCGAGCACGTTGCCGTGCCTAATGCCATTGGAAAAGTCGTAAAAACAGACTGGGATGGACAGAACCTCTGGTATGAAGCAGAAGTCTACGACGACGAAGTTGCAGAGAAAATTCGCAAAGGCTTAATCCAGCATGTCAGCGTTGGAGCAGACTACGAAACCATAGACATTTTGGACGGCAAGGTTCCGCATGGACTGCACAACGCGGAGTTAAGCCTCGTGGCTGTACCAGGCATACCAGAAACAAACATCAAAGTTTTGGAAAAGCTGGTCCCTCCGAATGAGGAAGAATTGAAAAAGCTTGTTGAAGCGCAGGTCAAGGCAATCCTTGAAGCTGAGCAAAAACGATTGAAAGAAGCAGAATGGGACACAGCCTACATCAACGACTTGCCTGACTCCGCTTTCGCTGTGATTTCAAAAGGCGGCGCCAAAGACGACCAAAACAAAACTGAGCCCAGAACCCTGCGCCATCTCCCACACCACAAAACTGATAGTTCACTTGACATTCCGCACTTAAGAAATGCCTTGGCAAGACTCTCACAAACTGATCTATCACCTGAGGAGCAAGCTGAAGCCAAACGCCACTTATGCGCTCACGCCAAAGAATCAAACATTGAAAGCGAGTTCTGCAAAGAAACGGAATCATGCTCAATTGCTGAAACTCTCATCAAGAAACCAACCGAACCCATGATACCCGTAAGGCTTGCTATTGAAAAACTTGATTCTGTAATTCCGCCACCTCAAGTTGTCTTCAGCCATGGACAAACAAGCGGTTTCAAACGGCTTGTGGACAACATTCTGCGAATCAAAAGAGAACTCGAAACAGAGGCTAAATTATGAGCAAAAAGAAAACTGACATTCCGACAGCCAAGCCAGTAGCCTTAGAATGCCATACTTGTGGTTTTTGGGACCCGACCCTGAAAGTCAGAGTCTGTCCAACATGCGGAGGTAAACTTGTTGAGGCTTACTGACTTGCCTTTCCCAGTCACCTTTTCGACCGTGTGGCAGAACGAACTGACCCCACGCATACGAACCATATTGGAGCAAGATAAATGGCGGATTTGTTCCCCGCCTTAGCACTCGGGGACGCCTTAGACGAAACCCAAGCACTAATCATCGATTTTAAGGCTCAAAACGCCATCACAAAAGGCCAAGCTGTCAAGATGAGCACGCACACTTCTGGAGAGCTTGGCAGCGTTGATGTTGCAGGCGCAGGAGACAAAGCCATCGGAGTCGCCTTAAAAACCGTCGTTGCTGGAGACCCAGTTCCAGTTCTTGTCAAAGGCGTTGGCAAAGTAACAGCCAGCGGCGCAATAACCATCGGCTCAGCTGTCAAGGCTGGAGCCAGCGGAGTAGTCGTCGCAGCAGTCAACACCGTAACCATACCCTCAGGCGCCACAACAGTAACCAGCACCTCAGCCAACCCAAGCATGACCGTCGAAGCAGGCATAGCCTTCGGCATTGCCCTACAAACATTCGCCAACGGCGACACAGGCTTGATTCTCGTCACGAATTAGGAGCAGCTGAACATGAGCAACCACTTGCAGGAATCAATCCTAAAAGACCCAGAACTGGGACAACGTTACTGGGACGAATTAGTCGCTAAGGCTCAACGCAACCCGTTCTTCGCCAAAGCCATAAAAGAAGGACTCTACAGCGACGTAGCCGGAGCCTTAGGAGCCGTTCAGGATACCGTTTGGGCGGCTGCACGTGCAGCAACAATCGGAAGAGAGCTTTTGAAGGTCTTAGCCACAAAGAATGCGTTAGAACGTTTTCCATGCGAAGTCATCGCTTACGCTTTTGACGGTGAAGGCCCACCGAAGAAGACAGCTGCAAGGGCTTCGATGACTGACATCAAAGCAAACGTAGAGTTCAGCAGCGGCAAGGAATGGACTGAAAGCTTTCTGGAAGACGCAAGCTGGAACGTGCTGGAATGGCAGACTGAAGCCATCGGCTACGCTCTGGCAAAGAGAGAAACAGAAAAGGTCGTAGCCCTATACAACGCCATTGCAGCCGCAGACTTGGCTAACGGTTCAGAATCAACTATTGCTTCGCCTATCACATGGGCAAACATCACGGACAACCTTGGCTATGTTGAAGGTCAAGACTTCCATCCGAACGTTGTGGCTGTAAGCCCAACGGTTTACAGCGAACTGCTTCGATTAGACCAGTTCATTCACGGCTTATACTTGGACCCCAGAAACATCAAGAAAGGCGTAATCCAGCACACCACCTTAGACGTCACATTCATTCGCAGCAGCCTCATAACAAAGACCCTGTTCATTGACACAAACGCTGTCGGAGTTCTACTGGTACGCAGAGACTCAACCATAAAACCCTACGAAGACCCAGCCAGAAACGTGTACGGCGTAGTCGGCAGCCAACGCATCGGCTTAGGCATTCTCCGGTCTAAAGCGGTTCAAAGAGGCTCAAGGTAAAATTGCTCAAGCGAGGCTACGCTGTGGGCAAGTGCCATCGATGTGGCAAAGTCTACAAGCGACCATTTCCACAGGATTCAGTTGTCTGCGACTGCTGGCGCTTCTGCCCAATATGCGGAGCCACAATGCAACCTTACACGCCCGATCTAACGCCTGAAACTTATGGCAAGGACGGAAAGCGCGATCTACAGATTCTAATGGTCTGCAACAACCATTCTCCCCCCTTCTATAGTACACAAGAACCCGTAGAGGTTTCCTTAACATGAGAAGGCTGTCTGAAAGACTGCAACTTGCGAGAATTGTTCTGACAGAGCTTAGGAGACAGCCTCTATGTCGAACTGAGCTTGAGAAGAGAACTGTTAAGCGGTGTGGCACCCACGGCACTTTTGAGAGCATATTCGATTTTCTCATCCAAAATGGCTACATAAGGAAAAGTGGAAAGGAACACCGCGCTCCCTACGAGATAACCGAGGAAGGCATCAAGTTTCTTGGCGGTTTGAAAAGTGAGTAACATCGTCAAGAAGCTTATCGAGGCTTTCACCCGCCCCACACGCTCTGGCACTGCTTACCCGTCTACTCAAACGGTGATTGAAACTTCACCAGACATACCGCTTGCAGACATTATGAAGCTCTATGAAAGAGACCCAACCTGCAAAGCGTCAGTCGACCTGCTTTCCTCTGCTACTGTGGGCATGGGTTTCTACACAACGGCAAACGAAAAATACTCTCAAATGGAGAAAGCCAAGCAGACAGTTGACAAGTTCAATGAAGACATCAACCTTGATGCTCTGCTCAATGACATGGCACGAGTTCTCATAGCTTGTGGAAACGACTTTTGGCTTAGAATCACGCCTGAAAAACTTGCCAGCTTACATAGGCTTCCGATGGATGCCGTAGAGAAGGTTAAGCAGGCCTACATAGGCGAAGGCTTGAAAATACCATACAAGACCGAAGGATACAAGCTAAGACACAACTACGCCGAAGCCGACAAAGAACTCATTCCTGAGGCTGTGGTCCACTGGAGAATAAACAACATTGGCAATTCAGGCTTCGGAATAGGCATTCTACAAGTTCTGCTCCATACGCTTATTTTCAACTCAAATAGGAGACCCAGCTATGCTTGGATGAAAGCCAAAATAGAACGCATAATGCCCAGCATTTTCGAGAAATACGCAGGACCAGATGTTCTGGCTTTACTGGAAAACGCAAAGGACGAAGACATCAAAAAGTTTGAATCTGCTATAAGAAACCGCCCCGAAGAAGGAGCATGGCTCTTCTACAGAGGCAAAGGCGACATAAAACCAGTAATGCTTGACCCAAGAGCCCGCTTCGAATACTACATCGACCACATCATCAACCAATTCTACCTCGGCTGCGAAACACCACTCCCACGACTGTTCAGCACACCTGGCTTTACAGAAGCCTCAGCAAACGCAGCCTTAGACCTTCAAAACCTACTCATAAACCCCATACAACGCTACATCAAAAGACAAGTCGAAAGAGACATTTTCGATACTGTTTTGACTCAATCGAGCTTCAGTCCAGCAGAGGCTAAGGTTCGCCTAAACTGGGGCAGCCCCGAAACTCCAGAGGTTGTTATTGCTGACCTCATAAAAGCTGCAGAATTAGGGCTCATACGCTCAGAAGAGTTTCGCAAGAATGCCACAAAATTCGGCTGGGAACTGTGGCAAGAAACTGGAGAGGAGGTGAAATAGTGGGATTCCAATTCAAACCAAAGTTGGCTGCGGTTCTCGCTGTTCTTAACGGTGCCTCAGTGGGCTTAGCCTACATAGTCAGCCAAGGAAACATAACAGCAACAATCGTATGGTTCGCCATAACAGCAGGCGTAACAGCAGGCCTAAGTTACTACAAAGAACAACAGCAGTGAATACATGCTATAGCCCGTTATCGCTTCATACAATCGTCCACGGTACAGTGATTTGCTTCAAGAAACTGAAAACGCCCGCAGTAGCCTTCCATTTCTATCATATCCAACAGTTTTGTTCCTGAAATATTCCAGTATTTCTTCCTTCCCACTAACCATATAATCGCTACCAAGAATCAGCCTTTGAATATCCTCCCATGTGGTTCTGACAAATCTTCGCCTATTATTCTCAATTATGTATTTTCCAAAAATGGTCTTAATGTTGCGCTCTCTGTGAGACAGTACCAAATTCACCAAGTAAAAGTCAAGGTTATTGCGCTGTGCTATCCAAGTTCCAAGCAACCAGAGGCGCATCAACTCGTACTTCCGCTCATCAATCGCGATTGTCTTGTAGTCGCACTTGAAGACTTTGGAGAACCAATTGTCCCCACCGCTTACATACTCCTTGGAATCGCTTCTATCACTTGGAACTGTCTGGTTTTGAGCTGTCAATTTCGCCTCAATAAAGAAGAGGCTACTTTCAGTCTTGATTATGATATCCGGCTCCGACCCCCTCTCAATTGCCTCGCCAAATTCCAATCTTGCTTTGTTCAGTTCAGACCAGCTGTTCTGCTCCGTTTGGCTGTATGACCAGTAGATTACCTCAGGGGAATTCTGTGTTTTAGGAACAAGGGTTCTCAGAAACTCTGCGAGCAAGTGATTCCTCTCCAAGAATCGAAACACATTCCAGCTGAGAGCATCCTCACTATTGTCACGGAAAACTCGACTCTCCCTTTTGACTACCTTTGTCTTCTCAAATAACTCGATATCGTCAGGCTCTTTCCAGAGCAGGTTATCCAATTCAGATGGGTATTCAAACGTTGATGGTGAGATGTAAATATGATGCAGCGGACATTTAAATCGTTCATCTCGTCTAAAACGCTTTCTTTGTCTTTCAACTCTACAACTGCAACCTTTAATGGGACATTCAACTGTTGTTTGTGTTATCTGAATGTTGCCTTTCAATTCCTTAATACCGAACATTTTCCCTTAGTCACCCTTAATTGGTCACACGCTTTTTTCATTTCTAAAATATACCATATCAATTTGCTTATTTCAGAATTTAGATTTGACATCTGCTTTTTCATCGTGAAAATTGCTTAATTTTTGCTTCTTTCTCGATTTATAGGCAGAAAAAGACCGCATCACACACGGAGTCCGATGTCTTGGCAAGCGCAACTGTTGATGATGTTCGCGATGTAATCAACATCAGCTCAGCGGAAGTTCCAGATGCTAAAATCTTGAAGATGTTGAAGCGTGCTGAGGTTACTTTAGAGCTTGAGCTTGGAAAAGAAATAGACTATGCAAATTGCACGGACGCTGAAAAGGAGTTCATAACAGTTCTGTCAGCTGTTTATGCAATTTGCTACTTGACTGGTGGGTCTGCTGTAGGACTAAGCTTCTCTGTTGGAGACCAAAACGTCTCTGTGCTAAGTAATGCTCCGCCTTTGGATGTTTTGCAGTCTGAACTTCAGCGCATGCTTGAGCGTTTGAAGGGAACTTACGTGGGAAGGGTCTAAAGCTTGGGAACAGTTCCAGACGCCTATTATCAATTCGTCATAGACTATGCACCATACGTTTACGTGATTCCTGGTTCTGGTCCCGACTTGACTTGGGGCAGAGCAACCTTTGCAGCAGCTTTCGCCGTAGACTTCCTTCACCAAGGCTATTCCAACCCACAATTTTCCAGCAAACAGACAGACATCCACAACAAGATTGTTTCTCTTGCAGACTGGATTTTGACGCAACAATGCACCGATCCAGCAAAGAAAGCTTATGGCGGATTCAAAAGCAACGAAACAAGCACATACTATTACAGCGTCGATGCATGCCGAGTCATTCCATCCCTTTTGAGGGCTTACGAGCTAACCAGCACAGCTGCATACCTGAATGCTGCCAAACTCGCCGGAGCCACGTTCCTAAAAACCATGCAGGATAAGCAAACTTACGGCGGTTTTACTCGAGCTGTCACCATTGCAGATGCTTGGCTTCTACAGTTGGATATCGAATGTCTCTACGGGCTTATTGGCTTGAAAATGCTTGCAGAAAAATACGACACCGCCAACGCCAACACCTACTGGGACATAATATCAAAGGCTGTTAGCTTCCTTCGAGAAGGCTTTGAAAATCTTTGGCTCTACTACGACCCTGCAGATTCAAATTGGCACCGAGTCGGCGCAAATGAAAACGAGATTTACGATGATCCCTTCGCCTACGCTCTCATCGGCTTATATGATTATGAAGGCTGGAGCATAACCGTCCAAAAGGTTTACAACATCATCAACACAATCCGAGCCAGCCCACAATACCCAGCATACAACCCAGCCATCTGTTGGGCAGGCTACATCGATGTGTCCAGCCGTTTCCCAGCATGCGACTATTACGATGCAGTCACAAGCGGAATCATGTGGAAAATCCGCAAAAACCACGACAAACCAAGTTTCCAATTCAGCATGAAAATCATTGACAAGCATCAGAGCGAATTCATGTTCTGGGGAGCAAAACACACCGACTACAGCTACGAGGAAAACAAACAAGCAACGGCAACAGTCGCCTGGCTGTCACTACTCTACCTAAACTACGAGGACCCACTAACCCGATTCACACAGATTCTCAAGTCAAAAGGCGAAAACGTAACCCTATACCCCATACGAGAAGCATCTGAAGCAGTTTCATACGGCGAAAGCATCGACATCCAAGTCATCGTCAGCCCAGCAAAGATTGAAGTAGTCTTAATCGAACCTGGCTACATAATCAACGATTACCTCACCATCCACGTTTTCGCTCCCATAAGACACCACGACAAAATCCGCAGAAAAGGAGTCGACTACGAAGTTCTCGACATCCAAGAATTCGACTTTCAAGGCGAAACCGTCCACCGCAAAGCAACTTGCAGGAGGCTACTCGGACAGTGAGCCAAGTCGAAGATCCAGTTTTGACACTAATACGATTGCTCAAGCGATACCTCTGGATTGTAAAAGACGACGGTTCACTTGCAAGCATTTACGTTAGCCAAGAATGGTACGACCGTGAACTCTTCAAAAACTATGATGGACAAATAACCGTTGGCTCAGATCGCACCGAAGACAACAAACTCAGCTTTGACGGCAATCTTAGACATCGCCTAATCTTTGCACGCATTAACGTCTGGGTCGTAGACAAGCCTGAGCAAGGCATCATCGGAAGAACCATGCGAGACAAAATACGAGCTGACGTCAACAGGGTAATCCGAGAGAAACGCAACCACCCCAATGAAGTGGACTACTATTTCCGAGGTATCGGACGCTCCTCAGGAACGCACAAGGCCTATCATTCAGCTTCGGCAACAGAGCCCTCACCCAGCGATTCTGGCTGGACAGAGCTGACCGATATTGAATACCAAAAAATCTGGTACAGCGACAACGACCGCTTCAACAAGTCAACTTCGGAAAATGGAAAATACTCCCTTATCCTTTTCCGCTTCAAAATAGACGCCGACGAAGACGTTTTGAAAAAGATAGTTCTGAAGTTTGAGGGCTACGGCACAGCCCCAGCAGGAAATGGCGCCACAATAAAAGTTTGGAACCATGTTGCGAGCACATGGCAAAATGCTGTCTCTGGCACTGGCGGAAGCGATGAAGTTCTGACAATAACCTTGTCGTCTAACTTGCCAGACTACGTCGACGCAAATGGCTACGTCTTTTTGCTTGCTAAGACGACAAACCCAAGCGACGGCGTAACACCCGCTATTCTTTACTGCGATTACACGGAGATAGCGTTCACGGTTAATGGCATAAGCTATGCCGACATCGTCAGCTTCCGCGATGTGGACAATGTGCAGGTTAAACCATTCTTATGGCGAACCGAGTTCGCAGTCAAATCATGGTTGTTTGAAAACGTTCTAACCACTTAGGAGGAATAAAAAGAAATGAGCATGCCTTATGGAGCACACGAAGCAAAAATCTACTACGTACAAGAAACCAACTATGGAGAAACACCAACCAACCCTTCAATGCTCGGCATCAAAGCAGAAGACATTGAACCTTCCCTAAACCCGAGCCTAATCAAAGTGCGCGGAATTGGAAGCCGAGACCTACAAACCATCAAAAAGGGACTAAGAGACATCAGCCTAAAAGTCGCTTATCCCCTGCCAAGCGATGCTCCAATAAACTTTCTACAGCAAGTAACAACATTGAATTCCTTAAGCATCGAAGTCTTCTATGAAAAAGCCTCTGGAATCCTCGACTTACTCCACAAAGGATGCCGAATAGACAAGGCTATTGTTGAATGCGGTATCGAAGAGGTTGTCAAGGCAACCGTAGAACTGATTGGACAAAACGTTGTCGTGGGTACATCTAAAATAGCCGGAGCCACCTACGCCGACTATTCTGGAGCAGTTCCCTACCACGAAAGCTATGTTCAACGAGGCGCAGGAGACGGCTCAGGCTTAACAACCATAGAAAGGGCAACAGACTGGAAATTCAGTGTCGAAAACAACCTCAAACGAGTGCCTGTAATCCGTTCAACAAGCGGAGAACTACTCAAATACCTTGCGGCACGCCACCGCAACCTAACAGGCGAATTGGTCTTTGAGTTTGAAAGCAAACAAGAATACGATGACATAATTAACGACAGCGAATTCAGCCTAAAATTCGGCTTAGGCGGAGCCAACAGCGCCCTATTCAAATACTGCAAGTGGGAAAACGCCAGCACGCCTACCCGAATTGAAGACCTCGTGAGTCTGAAGGCGAGCTTCGTTGCCAGAGACGTTTGGATAAGCTGAGGTGGACAAGGTTGGCTGTTGAAGTCAAAGTTTTGGAAAATTTTGGTCGAGAGGCTACCTTGCGAAAGAAATGGCTGAAAATGTGGGAAACGCTCGGGGTGCGGATTCTCAAGCTTCCCAAGTGGATGCAAGACATCGTGCTTGAAGACGTTAACACAGCCATCAGAAACAGAATAGCCACAATGGAGATGATTCAAAACGCGAAAAGAAGAGGCTGAAATAGACAACCGCTACGGAGAACAGTACGCCGGTCGCTACCTTTTCCAAGAAATCACCTGGGCAAAACGAAGCCGAATAATCCAGAAACACACCAAATATCACCCAGTGACAGGCCACATCATAAGCAGCGACTTCATAGGCATACAAGCCGAAACAATCTGGGCAAGCCTAAAGGAACAACCACCGCAGAAGCCCATAACACTCGAAAAACTGCTAAGCGAAGAAGAAGGAATTCCCATAGGCTTGGGAGAACTCTTCAGCCAAATCGCCAACAAACTAAACAATGTGAGCCTCGAAGAGTCTGCTTTTTTATCCGAGCCATCCGACGACAACAACCGAACCCAGACCTCACAGAATTCCGACTCTGTCAAGAATTCAAAAAACTGCCCTCAGAGATCAGAAGAGAACCAGCAAAAACAGTCCAGAAATTCATCGTGATCCTGAACGAGATGGACAGAGAGGCAGAAGAAGAGCGTAAAAAGATGGAGCGCGAAACAAAACGTCGATAGAAATATCATGCGATGTCCAAGGTCTGGAAGAGTTCCAAGCAGCAATGCAAAGCTTTGACTCCGCAATGCAACGAGAAGTCTACAGATACCTGCACAGCTGGGCTTCCGACGTTAAGGCTTTAGCCAAGCAACTTGTGCCTGTGCGAACAGGCTATCTGCGAAGTACAATCTATGCGAAGATTCAGGAATGGGTTGCCGAGATAGGTGCTGAAGCTGCTTACGCCTTGTTCGTTGAACTTGGAACCAGACACATGCGAGCGCAGCCATACCTCTATCCCGCTATTCAAGAGTATCTTCCTCAGCTCGAAGACATTATTTGTGCAGCCATTGACGCAGCCAAAACGGAGGCTGGCTTATGAGTTTCCGAGAAATCGCCGTCACTATTCGCGCTGTTAACCGTGCAAGCCACGAGTTCGCCAGAATCCAAAGCGATGCTGAATCGTTAAGTGTTCGAGTCAAAAGCTTGGGTGCAGCTATTGCCGGTTTAGGAGCAACTGGCGTCGCTATCGGACACATAGCCCACGAGTTCGGATTACTCAACGATCAGCAAGCTCGGGTTTTCAACTCCGCCATGATGGTGATAACCGTCATGGGTATGTTTATGAGAACAAGCTGGGGCGTAGCCGTTGCCCAGAAGGTCTATGCTGCTGCCTGCTGGATCGCCACTGCAGCTCAGAACGCTTTGAACATCAGCTATGCCACATTTCTGGCTTTAACAGGTGTTGGCATTGCGGTTATCGTTGCAGCAGCGGCAGCCATGTGGTATTTCACCAGTCAAATGAACGCAGCTACTGCAAGTGTTAACCAATTCAACGAAGCAACCAGCGCCATGCAGAGCCCCTCAACCTATTCAGGACGCAACATTCTCAGAAAAGGCGAGGAGGACATCTACGCCAAGGGAGATTAGCTATGAGCGTAGACATCCCAAAAATGGCACTTGCCTTCGGCGCAATTGCGCCTCCTCAAGGTGACGTTTTAGAAGCGAGAATCACGTTGGCATGCACTCAGGAAGCCAGCAGGTTTGAGGTTCTTCTGCAAAACTGGGACAAGAAATACTCTCCAGGCGAGACTAATGCCATAAGCGTAGGCATTGATGGACACATTGACGTAGGCAGAGGCACAAATGTTCCTCAGCTGATCACCTGCAAGGTTGAAGAAGTCAAATTCATGTCTGACGCGGTTGCACACTACGTTAAGGTTTCTGGACGTGGCTGGGACGAACGGCTCTTCCGCGCATTGGTCACTAAAACCTACATCAGCCAGAAAGGAGAAGCAATAGTCAAAGACCTCATGGACACGTACGCTGGCCTAAGCCATAACAGAGGCGGAACCGAGCTCGTAGAGGATACTGACACGACGTATCAGCTGCTAAAGTATGAAGACACGCCAGTGATGGACATTCTGCAATTCATCGCTGGAAGCGCAGACAAGTCAGGCGTCATTGGCTACGACTTCAGAATGGCACCTGATGGCAAATTTGAGTTTTTCCAGCGCGGCACAAAGACAAGCTCAGTCAGTCTCAGTGAAGTCATAGAGAGCATGGAGTATGACAAAGACATTCACAGCGTCAGAAACAAAATCACCGTCTATGGCGCCCAAGATTACAAGCTGCCAACCGATGGTGATGGCTGGTCAGACGGCCAAGCTGACTGGCTCATGAATGACGACGCTGAAGACGCGCACACTAACACAGCCTATCAGCTCGTAGGCCAAGTTACATATGACCCCAGCCAAATAGCCAAAATCATCATTGATGTCGTAGAGCTGCAATGCAAGATGAGCGCTGGCAGTGGCAAATATAAGATCACCTATCAGAAGGAAGGCGGATCTGAAACCGTCGTAGTCACTGATCAAGCTTTCAGCAACACAAGTTATGAGCTGAAGCAGCACGTTCTCACTGGCGCCAACCGAATAATTGGAGATATAGGCAAAGACGTAACCATAAGGCACTACACGCTCACGGAAAACGCAGCGAACACAGTGAGCAGCAAAAACCACAGAGCAGTAGGAGACATAATCTTTGGAGATTGGCTGGCAACTGAAGGCCAACTCTACTTTGAGACAACAACAAAGCTGGTAGGCAATGGAAGCATGAGATGCAATTGCACTGGCGTCTATAACTGGGGAATCCTTCTGCTGAACCTTCCACAAGAAGCTGACTGCACAGGCTTTACTTTCCTCGACTTTGGCATCTACCTGGGACCAAGTCGAACCGCAAGCCTCAACCTGCTCTTATACGATTACTCTGGAAAATTCGCCTTCAGATACATGACCGCTGTCAAAGAGCAGTTTGAGCAGAAACATATTCCATGCAACCAAGCCAATGCCAATGAGTGGGCTGTCCAGTCGGGCTTTGACTGGTCAAGAGTTGCAGCAGTAAAGTTTTGGACTTATGGAAGCGCGGCAGATAACTTCTACATTGATGGCGTCAACTTCAATGGAGCGTTCTTCAAACACACAGAGGAAGACGCAGCCAGTCAAACAGCCTACGGCAAACGAGAAAAAGCTGAACATGATGAGGAACTCTTCAGCAACAATGAATGTGAGTTACGCGCCAAGGCTCTACTTGCTTACTTCAAGGACCCGATTGAATACATAACGCTGGTCTCCCGCGTCATAGACTACGGAACCACTCCTATTCTTCCGGGTGACAAGATACACGTCACAATGCCAAACGAGAACATAAATGCTGACTGGATTGTGCTCAGCGCGGTCTATTACGTTGACGCCAAAGAGCAGTATCTTGAGATAACACTGAACCTTGGGCGTCAGAAGCCATTGCTGGCTGACTATCTATTTGCAGCACGCAGAAAGACCGACCACCTGAGTCAACATAAGCAGCCGAGGATGATTTGATGAACAAGCAGGTTTTGAAACAGTTAAGGGAACTCCGCTCAGGAGCACTTGTCAAGGTCGAATGGACAGACGCCAGCATAGGCAAAAGCCTAAGCGGAGGCTTATCCGGCATAGATGTCCCCGTCGCAAGCTGGGGAATTTTCATCGGCTTGTTGGGCGAGAAAAGTAAACACATCATCCTTGGTCAGAACAATTTCCGCTACGCAGACGGGCTTTACGACATCGACTACACAGCTATCCCTCTAAGCTGGACAGTCAACATTCATGTGATTCAAGAGCAGCACATTCCAGAAAACGAAGCCAAACAACTGCTAAGCAGCTTCCTCATGGGCGGAAGACGCATGTTCCCACAACGCACGAAACAGCAGAGGATAGTGAACCATGAGAAGCCTGATTAAGAAGGCATTAACCCGCACAATCGCCCGCAAAGGACCAAGAGGCAAACAGCAAACAATAGAGATTCCACCAAGCCAGAAACTTCTATACACCGTTTATTTCAGCCTCGGCATGGTCGCATGCCTAACAGCTCTCGAAGCGGTGCACCTAATCGTTTTGGGCTCCTGGAACTCCGAAATCTTCGCCGTGATCTCTGCTTTGATAGGCAACATAACAGGCATTTTCTTAACGCAAAAAACGTAGGGGGGTCTACAAAACGATAGGGAGGTATCGCTTAGGAGGCTTTCTTCGCAAGGCTCGAAGCGTAAAGAATCAAGTGAAGAAAGACACTCAGGAGCTTAGGCACAAATTACTTGCTGAACTGGAAGCAATGTTTGACATTGCCAAGAAAGCTGCGACTGACCCTCAGACGAAGCCTAAGCAGGCTCAGATTTGGGTTCGTATCATGGGCTACCTCGGTCAAGTTATGAACAGCATTTCTGAAAGCTTCGACGAGGCTAAGGCTTTAGAGTATTTTGAAAACTTGGAGCGCATGATCCGTGAAGCTAAAGGAGATTCTGAAGAAAGCCAAAAACCTTGAAAATGATTGGCTCGAACAGCAGAAGGCCAAAGACACAGAAATTCCACAAGACTTCATTTCTTTCTGCCAAAAAATGCTTGGCTTAACCCTAACAAAGTATCAGATTGAAGCCACAAAACTCTTGGAAGACTACAATGATGTGGCACTCCGCTGGTGCAGACAAAGCGGCAAGACTCACCTGATTGCTGCTTGGCTTCTCCATTATGCTTTGCTCAATCCAGCCTCACACATAGCCATCGTAGGCCCAAGCTGGCGACAAACAATGATTCCCATAACAAAAATGAACTACTTCAGAACACGACTCCCATCCGGACTATTCTACAAGCCCCAACGGACAATTGTGCGCTTGAAAAACGGAAGCATAATTCAAGCCTTCCCGAACAATCCCAACAATCTCAGAGGCTTCACGTTAAAAATCATATACTGCGACGAAATGGCATTCATTGGAAATGATGAAGACCTCTTTGACGCCGTAAGTTTTACTCTGGCAACCACGAACGGCAAATTCATAGCGAGCAGCACACCTTGGAGAACAGACAGCATCTTCTGGAAAATTTGCAACGAAGAAGCCTTCAAACACTTTGGAAAAAGCCACGTCACTTGGCAACAAGCCCTACAACCAAATGGTCCCTTAACATACGATTGGCTCGAAAAGAAAAAACGAGAATATGAAGGCGACCCATGGCGATGGCGTCGAGAAATGGAAGCGGAATGGGCAGAAGACGAAAGCGTATGGCTTTCCCAAGCCTTAATCACAAGCTGCATCGACCACACACTCGAATACTACGACTTTTGAAAAAGCTGCCACAGGCGAGTTCTTTGCAGGCTTAGACCTCGGCAAATATCAAGACTACAGCGTATTGGTAGTTGTGGAGATAGAGGATACCTCTATAAAATTAATTCACTTGCATCGCTTTCCATTACAGACTCCCTACGCAAGCGTAATAGGCTATGTCAAGACCATCTGCGACCGCTGGCAAACAATAAACAAAGTCTTAGTCGACATGTCAGGCGTAGGCGACTACATCACCGAAGACATGGTTAACGCTGGCATAAGCGGAACCGAAGGCGTCAAATTCACACAAGAAGCCAAAGAGAAAATGGCTCAGTGGCTCAAGCAATGCATGGTCGAAAAAAGGCTGAAAATACCCTATGACAGCGACCTAATCGCAGAACTAAACATTGAACGTTTTGAATTGACAAAAGACGGAAAAATCAGATTCAGCCATCCCGAAGGCACAAACGATGACCGCTTCTGGAGCTTAGCCTTAGCATGCTACTCAACGAGAGCAGAACCTTCACCTAAGCTCTGGGTAGTGCCACGTATCGCATCTCTGGGAAAGGTGAAGCTCAAGCAACTGCGCAAGAAGCTTCTAAAACACCAAACTACAGGCGTAACAAGATGA